CGCGAGAAGCACCCGAACGCGACGGACGAGCAGATCGCGAAGACGGCCGAGCACCTGCGGAAGGCGCACTTCTCGGCGATGGCGCTGAAGTCCGCCGCCGCGCGCCGGGCGAAGTCCCGCAAGCCGGCCGCCGCGCCCGCCGCCTGACCCCCACCTCATGACGCGCCGAAGGGCCGCCCGCTTGACCGGCTCGGCGACCCCTCGTTCGGCGCACCCCACCAACCAGAAAGTGAGGCCACCGATGGCCACATTGTTGCAGAGCAGCGGGAGGGTTCTTCCGCTGCATGAGTCGCCGCAGGCGCGGCCGACGACCGTCCCCGCGACGTACCGGGCGGCTGCCCGGCTGCTCGCCGCGAACGGCTTGTACAAGGGCGACTTCGTCCCGGACGCGTTCGACCGGGAGATGGACGTCCCGCACGTCCTGCGGCCGATGTCGATCGTGGCCGCGCTGAAGTGCGTGACGTCCGGGGACCCGCACCGGACGTCGCTGCTGGCGGACGAGGCGATCGCCGTGCTGGCGCTGCGCCTGGAGGTCGACGGCGAGGGCCCGTTGTACGGCGGGATCTTCGACTTGGAGGCGCACGTCGACGCGTGGGGTGACGTCGAGTCGCGGACCACGGAGTCGGCGGTGGCGGTACTCGAGGGCGCGGCGGACGCGAACGAGGTGTCGGCATGAGCATCTCGCCCCTCGCCCTGGCGGCGAAGAAGGTCATTGACACGGCCTGGCTGAACGGCAGCGCGTACGACCTGTCCTCGCAGGCGGCGTACGCGTTGGAGTCGGCGCAGCTGCTCCAGTCCCCGGAGACGGCCGCCGAGTCGGCGCACTACCGGGCCGCGTTCGAGGCGCAGCGGTCGCGGGCGGAGACGCTGGACCGGCTGCTCCGTACGGCTCAGGACCGCGTCGCCGAGCTGGAGGCCGCGCTCTACACCGAGCAGGCCCACGGCCGGACGTTCCTGGAGCAGCGGGACGCCCACGCGCAGGAACTGCTGAAGCTGCGGGCCCGGCTGGACGAGGTGCACCGGATGCCGCAGGACAACGTCACCCCGGCCGAGGTCCGGCTCGGGCAGTACTCGCAGCCGCCGCGCACCTTCGCCTCGGACGCCGAGCGGGCCCTGTTCCAGATCGCGTGTGGTCTGCGGGACACGTTGGAGGAGACGCGGGACCAGCGGAATGCGGCGCGGCTCCGTGTCTCCGGTCTGGAGGCCGCGCCGACCACCGTCTACCGCGCCGAGCACCCGGACTCCGGCATCACCCTCGGCCACTACGCCACCGAGGCCGCTGCCCGCGCGCACTGCGAGGCGACGGAGCGCCGCGCGTGGCCGACGGGGACAAGCCTCATCTTCGGCTGGATCCGGGATGCCCTCCCCGAGGACGAAGAGAACGGCGTGGCCGAGTTGGTCGTCACCGCCGGGCAGAACGAGGAGTCCACCACGGGCTACATCGTCACCGCCCTGGAGGTCCCCGCCGAGTACGACCCGGACGGTGACGAGTGAACGCCGCGACCACCCCCGAGCGGCTCACCGCCTTCGCCATCGGCGCCGGCACCCTGCCGCTCCTCGCCGCCGTCGCCTTCGCCGCCAACCGGGACCTGCACCTGCCGCACGTCGACACGACCCCGGCCGTGACCGCCGCCGAGCAGGCCATCCAGAAGGCCCGGCTCCAGCTCGCCGCGTGGCTGCTCCTCGCCTCCTGGCACCTCCAGATCGGGGAGGCCACCCGATGAAGACCACCACGTCCAGCCGTGAGGCCCGCCTCGCCCAGCTCCTCGACACCATCCGCACCTGGGGCGGCCGGTGGACCTCCGGCCGCGTACAGGAGCAGCGCCGCCTGAACGGCCACATCCCGTGCCGCACGACCGCCCGCCGGGACCTGCTCACGCTGGCCGGCCGCGGCCACCTCCAGCAGCTCGGCCCGGACAACGACCGCTACTTCATCCTCAACACCAGGAAGGACGCCCGCACGTGAGCGTCACCACCGTGCAGGCCGGGGCCCTCGAGGTCCCGGCCGCCGGCCCGGCCCCCATCACCGAGCCCGGCATCCACGAGATGGACAACGAGACCTACCACTCCCACCGGTACGCCCTCTCGTCCAGCGGCGCCCGCAAGCTGATCGAGGCGAGCCCCGCGCACTTCCGGTACGAGCAGGACCACCCGCAGCCGGTGAAGAAGGTGTGGGACATCGGCAACGCCGCCCACCGCCTCGTCCTCGGTGAGGGCCCCACCCTCGTCCGCATCGACGCCGAGGAGTGGCGGACGAAGGCGGTCAAGGAAGAGGTCGCCGCCGTCCGCGCCGAGGGCGGGATCCCGCTCAAGCCTGCGGAGTGGGAGCAGGTCCACGAGATGGCCGACGCTCTCCGCGCACACCCCGTGGCCTCCCTGCTGTTCGACCCCGAGCACGGCAAGGCCGAACAGTCCCTGTTCTGGCGAGACGCCCCCACCGGCGTCATGCGCCGGGCCCGCCTGGACTGGCTCCCGAACCCGCGCACCGGCCGCCTGATCATCCCCGACTACAAGACGTGCGTCTCCGCCAAGCCCGAACGGCTGGAACGGGTCATCGATGACCTCGGCTACCACCAGCAGGACGACACCTACCGGTCCGCCTGCCACGCCCTCGGCATCGCCGACGCGGACGCCGCGTTCGTCTTCGTCTGCCAGGAGAAGACCGCCCCGTACGTGATCACCGTGATCGAGGTGAACGCGACGGCCCGGCGGATCGGCGCCGCCCGCAACCGGCGCGCCCTGGAGACCTTCGCCCACTGCACCGCCACCGGCTACTGGCCCGGCTACAGCGACGACGTTGTGCCCGTCGCCCTGCCCGGCTGGGCCGAGACCCGCGACACCTTGGAGTACCTGTGAACTACCCCGCCACCACCGACCAGCAGTTCGCCGTCCCGGCCGCGCCGGCCCCCGCGTTCATCGGGCAGGGCACCGCGGTTGAGCAGTCCCGCGCGGTCGCCGAGGTGCAGGCCGCCGTCGTCGTCGCCCGGCAGTTCCCCCGGAACGAGGCCATGGCCGTCCAGAAGATGCGGACCGGGTTCGCTCAGCACAGCCTCGCCGTCCGCTCGTTCTTCCGGTTCCGCCGCGGCTCCTCGCAGGTGTCCGGCGAGACGATTCAGTTCGCCAAGGAACTGGCCCGCTGCTGGACGAACATCCACTACGGCGTCCACGAGCTGCGCCGCGACGACGCCGCCGGCGAGTCTGAGATGCAGGCATGGGCGTGGGATCTCGAGACCAACGAGCGCGCCAGCACGACGTTCATCGTGCCGCACACCCGGTGGACGAAGGACAGCGGCGGAACGCGGCTGGAGGACCCGCGGGACGTCTACGAGAACAACAGCAACAACGGCGCCCGCCGCCTCCGCGAGATGATCTTCTCCGTGCTCCCGGACTGGTTCCGCGAGCAGGCGAAGGAGATCGCCACCAACACCGTCGAGCGGGGCCAGGGCGACAAGCCGTTGGCGCAGCGGGTCGCCGACTGCATCGCCCACTTCGAGGGCCTCGGCGTCACGGTGGAGCAGCTGGAGGAGAACCGGTCGGGCCGCGCGTCGGGGCGGTGGACGAACCTCGACCTGGGGCAGCTGTCGATCATCTCCGAGTCGATCCGTCGCGGTGAGATCACCGTGGAGGAGGAGTTCCCGCCGCAGCGGGTCACGGCCGCCGAGATCGTCCAGCAGCACACGGCGCAGACCAGCCAGCCCACGACGCCCGCCGGTGAGCGGTCGCCCGACGAGGGCGGGACGTGGCCGGCCGCGCGTCAGCCGGGATCGGGCGTGACGTCGTGAACGAGCAGATTGCGTCCGGTGCCCTCGCCCTGGTCCTCGCCATCAGCCTCGGCGCGCTGCTGTCCCGCTGGTACTTCGCCCCCTCGGCCGGTCCTCGCGCGGCGCGCGTCCTCGAGGAGACGGTGACGCTCGAGGACCTGATGCGGCCCACGGTCCACGGGGTGAACGACCTCGCGTACTGCCCGGCCGAGCACAGGGACACGCTGCACGCCTTCGCTGACGGCACGCGCGTCTGCTGGACGTGCCGTACCGAGACGCCCACGGCGGTGCCCCGTGGCTGACACCCTGTTCGACCCCGAGCGTCCGGCCACCCCCGCGGTGGCCGGGCCCCGGCCCGGGATCTCCCTCACCGTCTGCGGTGCAGGCAGACCGTAGA